GCTGTGTGTTCGTGAATCAATTCGTGTAACAACAGTTAAGCCATCAGGATCAGTTTCAATTCTTTCTGGTGCAACTCCTGGAGTTCACTGGGGTCCTGGAGGAGAGTTCTTCCTTCGTGCCGTTCGTTTTGGAAACACAGATCCAATGATTCATTTGTTCAAAGCAGCAGGGTACACAATTGAAGATGACGTAGTATCAGCAAACACATCAGTAGTTTACTTCCCAATCAAATCAGGTCATCCAAGATCTGAAAAGGATGTTACTTTGTTTGAGAAGATTGCACTTGCTGCAACTGCTCAGAAGTATTGGTCTGACAATGGCGTTTCTGTGACACTTTCATTTGACAAAGAAACAGAGTCAAAGCATATTGTTCCAGCACTCAATATGTACGAAGGACAACTAAAGGCTGTCTCATTCCTTCCAATGGGAAATACAGTTTATCCACAGCAACCATACACAGGTATTACTGAAGAGCAATACGAATCGTATATTGGCAAATTAAAGCACATTGATTTTGCTGCTATTTATGATGGAGCAGAAAATCTTGAGGCTCAAGGAGAGATGTACTGCACTACAGATTACTGTGAAATTAAAATAAACAAGTAGTCTTCTGTGGTAAAATAGACCTATAATGTCTAATCCATCAAACCTATATGCCGAAAAAGTCTTTGCTGAGCATCCGACTGGTCTGTGGGCTTTAGATGATAGGGCAGACTATATTTCTTTATTGTCAGAGTCACAAAGGAATTTGTCAAATTGGACAATAGTTGGCGGTACACATGTAAACTATCCTCAATCAGTAGATGAACCATTCATAAATAGTTATGTAGGAAAAATCACTGCTACACCAACAAGTAATGAGTTTGCATCTATAACCGCAATAAGCAACGACATAATGAATCTCCAAGATTTCAATAAATACTTAAGAACATTTTCTGTAGGTGGATATTTTTATTCTGAGAGTGCATACATTGCTGGTTTTGAAATTGGGTATCAGTATACCGACACAACAAGTGGACAAAATGTAACACATTTAAAAAATTATGACAGCATAATAAACAGTAACTGGGTGTTTATATCAGAAACTTTTGATACTCCACCAGATGATTCAAACATTAGACTAGTCTTTAAGATTAACTTTATTGGTGGATCAGAAACAGAAGATGTGTTCTTGGTAAATGGAATAAGCCTTGGTCAGTGGTCAGAAGAGTTTTCATCCACATCTCTTGGTGTTCAGACAATAAATATCCCCTCTACAATATCTCTTGCACCACAAAAAGGTATTGTGTCAAAATGCTACGGATTACAAGAGTTAGATGCATACTATTTAGTTTCTGACAACATGCTTAAAGCAAAAAACTCAGGTATTCCGATTGTGTATGGAACTTCAGGTCTTACAACCATCTATCCAAATAGAGATCTTCCGTCCTTAATAATTCCTGGAGTTGGATTTTTAAATGAGTCTGGCAAATTTAAACAATATACTTTTGAAACTTGGCTTCGAGTAAATTCATACAGCAACAACAGAAAAAGAATCATTGGTCCAATTGCTTCAGAAGATGGAATATATGTTGATGGACCATCAATAGGATTAAAAATAGGCAATGAGTATGGTGCTTACTATGTTGGTGAGTGGACAAGACCAATGCTGGTTCATATGCGTGTTGGAAAAGATACGGCATCTTTGGTTATAAACGGACAAGAAGTAATATCTTTAAACTATTTAACTGAATCTCTTTCCTTGCCAGCAATGTTAAACTCAAGCGATAAGGATCAGGACTGGATAGGTTTTTATGCATATGATGATATATACCCTATAGAGGTCGACTGCGTTGGAATTTATCCATATATAGTTGCAACTGCTGTTGCAAAAAGAAGGTTTGTTTTTGGACAAGGCGTTGACATCCCAGAAAACATTAATACTTCTTATAGCGGAACATCTGTTTTTATTGATTACTCATTTGCAGACTATACCTCAAATTATTCATATCCAAAGATTGGTTCATGGAATCAAGCATTTAACGATAATACATCTATCGTTAATAAATCTCTTTCCGTTTTATCTCACCCACTTCCAGAAACAATCTTGTCATCAAAAACAGAAGAAGAACTTTTATCCGACTGTAAACTTATACAGTCATCAGACACAAGGAACTTTTTATCCTTTAGACCTAACACTTCCTGGAACAGTGTCTCTGGCTATTTATTCTTTAAGAATTTTGATTTCATAAATAAGCCTGTCTCTGCTTTCTACGGTTGTTTTAGATTACCACAAACATCTAGTTCGGTACAAACTCTTTTTAAAATAGAAAAAGAAAATACAAATAGTTATTTTATGATACAACTTTTAAACAATCAAATATCTTATATCATTAATTACAACGGAACATCAGAAACCATTTACTCTCCTTTAGTTGCTGAACCAGGAGAGTTGGTAGACATAGGTCTAAATATTCCAGCATTTGTATCAAGATTTGGAAACCCAGCATCAGACTTCTTTGGATCTTTGTCAGACTTAAGAATGTATGTTGGTGGAGATAAAAATGGCCTATCAACTTTTACTGGAAAAATATATAACGTTGGAATATGCACAGCCCACAACTTTCAAAAAATTAGGTTTTTGTTTAATGAAATAGGAGTTCCAATTTGGAACGAAGATCTATTTGCTGTTTATCAAAACAATCAGTTAATTAATATAGACGGAGGAATAGACACAACATCTATGCCACCTTACGGAGGTTTAACAGACACAGCAACCGGAGCACTTACTGGTGGTGGAGTAGTTGTTGTTGAAGAAGACTCTCTTTTAGATCATGTTGCAAGTTACACTCTTTTGCCAGAAGTTGTTTTTGATACCTACAAACTAACTGTATCGTCAAGCGCATACTGGGAAGATCAAATCCCTTTGACATACTTTGCTGAATCAGTTCTTGATAAGCGAGGGGACCAATATTTTGATCTTGATTTTATTCAGTTTAATATTGATTATCCAATACCATCAAAAACCATAGCAATAGAAACAGAGCCAGAGGCTTGGACTTATGCAGAGTTGTCAGATGAGTACGGTACGCCAGTTCAAAGAACATACACATCATTAGATAACTACTTGTTTACTGGATATAATGATTATGAAGATTTAAAAAATAAAATAGCAAAAGACTATAGGTACGATACAGACGGAGCAATTGTAAAGACCTACGTAACTTTTCAGTATACAGAGTTGGGCGCAAACCAAACATATTATTATTTTACAAAAACAGAAAGACCCTCAAGGAACGGAGTATTAATTCCTGGATCAGACTGGATGACAACAAAATATGAAGTTGTAGATAATATGATTATCTATCCACCAACTGGGGTAGATTTTAATGACTTGTCTATTGTGACACATATAGAAATGAATGTAAAAGATTCACAGACAAACAATGTGCTAATTAAAAAACTTTCTTATGCATCCCAAGCACTAAATGAATCTGATGCAAGTCCAATTGGAACAAGGTTTGGAACATCTATTTACCCATACACTAAAACTGGAATATATTATAATTTTAAAAAGAACAATCCTTTTGCAATTTACACAGGATCATCTCCATATTTGTATTTAACAAAAACAAGCGGTATTCAGTTAAAAGGAAAGTATGACCCACTAGTTAACAGAGGTCTTGTAATTCCTGTAAATGAAAGCAGAGCAGAAGGCTTTAAGGCTATAGCAATGCAAATGGCTGTAAGATTTGACGGAGACTATTTCCCATACGCACCAACACAAATATTTGAAATAGAAAGTAAAGACTCATACATAAAGTTCTATATGGTTGCTAACGATCCTTCTGGACGCAGAGCAAAGATCTATGCTATAGACGCAAAGACTGGTCTTGTTCAAAATGGTATTGGATTTTATTGGAACGGTAAGGTAGTAAAAGAGCCAATCATAACTCTTCAAGAGTGGGGATTCCTTGGAATCAACTTCTTAAACAGTCTTAACTTTTCATTTTTTGAAGGGGCAGTAAGATTGACTGGCCCATTACTATTCAACAGCATATCCTATTATCAGTCTACAAACCTACAAGAAGTCCAGAATGTTGCAGAAAGACCATGGTTTAGAGTAAAGGTTCTAGGGTCCTATCCTCTTGATTGGGAATTTTGGGATAGTCCATCGTTTAATTGGAATAACGTTCTTGTCCTTTCAGAAACAAGTTATTATGGAGTAGACCCATCAGATGTCTACAAGAGTTATACAGGAACAAACAAAATCATTGTTGATGATGAAAGAACGGTTGATTTTGGAGAATACTCTTACACTATCTTTACTGACGTGAAATGGAACCAGTTCGTAGAGACCCCAGCCTAATATGGTATACTTGTAGTTATGGATTCTCTTATAGACCCAAAAACTGGTCAACCAATTGTAAAAAACGTTAGACGTCAAGTCATAGAAAAGAACTATGACTGGGGCCTTTATGTATATAAGAAGGCAAATGGAAAATGGTTTACAGATGGTAATGGCTCTGTGCTTAACATTCCTTCAGATAAGAATGATATATCTAGAATGGCAGAACTAAAAAAGACTGCAATGCATTACGGAGATCCAGGAGACGGGACATGTGTCTTTGTTCCAGGGCTAACAAGAGTTTCTGAAGAAGAGTATTCTGAACAAGTTGATCGACTAAACGCTGGACTTATTCCTTCACTAAATGATCTTGGAGCAGTACAAGCAGCAAAAGATACAATTGCTAAGTATGGGGATGAGGAATAATTATGGAAGATAATGACTATGAGATTAGTGCAAGAATTGATGATGCAATAAAGAAAGACGATAGTTTTTCAAAGTCAGATCCATTTAACGGAAATTGGGATTCATTAAAATCTCTTGACGGACTAGAAGCAAATTTTAAAAGACGCATAAGCAGGTCTTCAACAAAGATGGTTGAACCAACAACTCAATACACAACTGCAGCACTTGCTGGAAAAAGCGGTATTAATGGAGCACAATCAAAAGAGATAAATCCAGGACTAGTCTATGTAAACGGCTACGGAATGTTTGATGTAATCACACCACCTTGGAACCTTTATGAATTAGCAAACTACTATGACACATCCTTTGCAAACCACGCAGCCATTGACGCTAAGGTAGAAAATATTGTAGGTCTTGGATATGAGTTTAAGGTTTCTCAAAGAACAATGATGAGACTTGAATCATCAGAAGATAACAGCGCAACACAAAAAGCAAGAAAAAGAATTGAACGAGCAAAGATTGAAATGCGTGATTGGCTAGAGTCTCTTAACGACGACGACTCATTTACAGCAACCATGGAGAAGGTTTACACAGACCTTCAGTCTACTGGTAATGGCTATTTAGAAATTGGAAGAACTACTCGTGGGGAGATTGGCTATGTTGGACATATCCCATCAACAACTATGCGTGTTCGCAGAATCAAAGATGGCTATGTTCAGATAATTGGAAACAAGATTGTTTACTTCCGCAACTTTGGAGCAAAGAATCAGAACCCACTAACGACAGACGCTAGACCAAACGAAATAATTCACTTTAAGCAATACTCACCACTTAATACTTTCTACGGAGTGCCAGACATTATGTCGGCCATTAACTCACTTGCAGGAGATGCTCTTGCATCTCAGTACAACATTGATTACTTTGCAAACAAAGCAGTTCCAAGATATGTCGTGACATTAAAAGGTGCAAAACTTTCTGGAGACGCAGAAGACAAGATGTTTAGATTCTTACAAACAAATCTCAGAGGGCAGTCACACAGAACGTTGTATATTCCACTTCCAGGTGATAGCGAAAATAATAAGGTAGAATTTAAAATGGATCCCATCGAAGACGGAATACAAGACGGCTCTTTTAAAGAGTATCGTAAACAAAACCGTGATGACATCCTGGTCGCACATCAAGTGCCACTGTCTAAACTTGGAGGTGGCGATTCTGGATCTATAGCAGCAGCACTTGCACAGGATCGTACCTTTAAGGAGCAGGTTGCAAGACCAGCCCAACGACACATTGAAAAAATGATCAATAAGATTGTTCGTGAAAAGACAGACATACTTGAGTTTGTTTTCAACGAACTAACTCTTACTGATGAAATAGCACAATCTCAAATTCTTGAGAGATATGTTAAGAATCAAATTATGACTCCAAACGAAGCAAGAGTTCTTTTAGATATGCCACAGCGTGAAGGTGGGGATGAGGTCTTAGATCTTAAGCCAACTACCGCAGCAGAGGCAACAACAACAAGAGCAAGAGACTCTGAAAGAACTAATAACAACTCTGACAGCACTTCAACAGTTGCTGGAAGAGCCCCAAAGGGAGAGGGAAGAAAAACTCCTTAATGTCCAATATGTCCACATTGTGATATATGTACAAAAAGGGGCTTATAATATGATGGTGAGCAATATATCTAAAGCCCATTGGAATACTGATGGGAATAATCTTCGTCTTTCTATGCCTCTTACCAAAGTGGACAAAGAGCGTAGAGTCGTCTCTGGTTTTGCATCTTTGGACAATCTTGACAAGCAAGATGACATCGTAACAGCCGAAGCATCAATGGATGCATTTGCAAAATTCCGAGGGAACATCAGAGAAATGCATCAGCCACTAGCAGTAGGCAAGATGGTTTCATTCAAAGCAGATAAATATTTTGATCCAGACTCAAAGAAGTTTTATAACGGTGTATTTGTATCAGCATATGTTTCAAAGGGTGCACAAGATACTTGGGAAAAGGTTCTAGATGGAACACTAACTGGTTTTTCTATTGGTGGACGTATGAACAAGTGGGACGATGGGTTTGACGAGAAGT